TCAAGAAGTCCGGAATGATATTGTTTAGCTGTGTATAGGCTGATTTCATGGAAGCACGGCTCACGTGAATATCCACGTTGATAGTGAACAAAAGCCGGCTGTTTGAATAATTATCTTGTCCCAAAGTGCCGTCTGCAATATAGGCAATAGACAGCGGCAACACGCTTGCATCCTCAGAAGGATAGGAAGGCGCGCCCCTTACCGTTTCTGTAGTACACGCAAGCGCGTGATACTGCAAACGCGTGATAGCATCGTCAATGATTGAACTCATATTAGAATCCAGTCACCGCGTTACCCACGCGATAGGGCAGTAACAGCATCTTTACATCAGGGTCTAACTGCTGAACATAGGTCATTTCGCCCAAAGTCGGGTTAGCGCCGCCGTCCTGGTAATTCTGTTTAGCCCTGCTAAACCACCTCACAGCTTGAATTTTCGTTGCTTGCTTTATGTCCTCAGGCGGTGTAGAAGAATAGCCAAAAATACCCGTGACCTTCACACCCTTGCGAGTTGTGCCCCAAGTGCCTTTACTGCCAGAATCGTTGTCAATGACAAGCGATTGGATCGGTTGAGATAAGGCGGTATAGTTATAAGGTTTTACATAAAAGTCTGTGTCTTTAGTCCAGGCGGTATAATCGCTTGATGCCCTGCCGCCGCCTTCACTCACATAAACGGAAGTGAGGGAAACAATCGGGTCAATGTAGAGTTCTTCTTCGCCGTTGCCGTCAAAGTAACGTGTTTCATCTGCGGTTGAGGGATAAAAGTAATTCGCCCAACCCCCGACATAGCGGTCTATCATACGGCTTGCCGCCGTTATCATATTCCCGATCACAATGTCATAAGTGGCATCGCTCACATCTAAAAGAGGGGAGTCGGGTATGTCCTCTTTTATGTTTTCAACGGTCACATAATCTGCCATAAATTACTTCCTTCCCAGCGAATGTCTGAAAGAAGGGAAGGGGAAATAAATCCCCTTCCCCAGTTAGCCAAGTCTTATGAACTTGACAGGTTGCTATTTTGTGGATAGCGCGGCTCGATAAAAGCCACCGCAGCGGCATGACCGGTTACGATCGTAGAAGTTGCCAGGTCCAGATAGACATAAGCCGCATCTGAATCAAGCGCTGGAATCGAGGCAGGGTCAACGTCAATCAAATAGCACATATTGTTATTGGTCGTTGCCTCAATAGAAATGCCGGCAGTAGTTCCGTCAGTGATAGCGCCCCACGAGTCCGTTGTCACAGCCGCACTGATGCGGTATTTGAATGGAATCGCGGTATCGCCAGCAGCGGTGCTGGTGCCGTTTGAAGTTACGACTGTCAGCGTGATAGCATCGTCGGAGTCGGTTGCCAGAGTTCCAATCTGAAGCAGGAACGAAATCCATTGTGCATTTTTCAATGCAACAAAGGCTGATTTCTGAGCATCAGAGCAGGATGCTGGGGCAATTACAGGTACAATTTGGATTTTCTCACCGTATCGGATACCCATTATTACACCTCCTATGCGGTTGTGGCAGCTAACGCCACGAATGGTGAAACAGTGTTTGTGCCGTCATATGCGGTGATGGCAGATGCGTTCAAAGGCTCGCCGTCAACACGATAGACAAAGCGATAGCACGTTTCGTCATAATCGAATTTGACATGAATGCTCGATGCAGCTTCAACGCCACCCTTAGTGATAAGAGCGTAGTTTGAGGGGCTGATAAGCATCACATCGCCTGCTGTGCCGAGATAGGGGTTATATTCGGTTTCAATAACAGGGCGTCCAAACATGGACCCGTATTGAGCACTGGAAAATCCACCAGGCGGCAGATAGACAGGTTGATCGCCAACAGTCATAGCGTAAAGTTGCGGCATGACTGCGGAGTTGACAAGCCAGATATAGTCATTAGCGCCAAGATAGCGGCGTGACCACATTCGGCTAATATCCTCGTCTGCAACGAGGGATGCGGTTGTGCGCCCCTGTGAAACAAGTGCGCCGGATTGCAGGATGCCTAAAGGTTTTCCAACACCGTCACCGTTCACAATGGCTTGCTCAACCTTGAATCGCAGTTCGTCTGGAACGGAATTGATGATCCAGCTTTCCAACGCGGTTGCATCAGCAAGCAGTTCATCGGTTGCGTAGCACAAAGCAGCAACCTTTTTCAGCTTCAGATCGATCTGGCGGAACTTAGGTTTGGAGCTTGTTTTCTGTGCGGCTTCTGCCAGCCAGTAACCTTGCACGCCACCCATGCGTGAGCCGTCAGCGCGTGATGTTTCGTCAATCGCATTGATGGTCAAGCCGTTGCCAGATACGCGGATGGGGTTGAAGAAGGACAGCAAGCGCCCAACGCCCCACATGTTCTGATGGATGCCAGCAGCAATGTCGGTTGGAACTAAGAATCCACCTTCTGAAGGTGTTCCCTCGTTCAGCCCAGTTGCCTTGAATGGCTTTAGGCGTGGATCTTCAACGTGGCTGAGTTCAAAATTCTTGACAGCCTTGAAGAACTCGCCAGCAGTAAGAGGCTGATCTGCCTCGTCCCGCTCGACCTCAGCAAAGTGAGCTTTCACTGGCGGTTGAGAATCCTCATATCTTTTCAATGCCTGAGTAATGGCATCTTCGACCACTTTGCCCATGTCAACAGGCTCGGCGGTTTTTACTTCTTCGCTCATGATTTCCTCCTCATGATTTTCCTGAACGTCTTGTTCAGGTTGATAAATAGATTTGATAGATACGGCTGCGTTTCTCGGCTCGGCAGGGGTCGGTGTCAATGACGCTTCTGCAATCACCCAAGATTTGATCCTGAATGCTTTTCCCACCGCTTCTTTTTCTACTAAGTGACCTGCAGCGCCACTCGACCAGCCAAGCGCTCCCGCTTCGGCAAGCTTATAAACACTGCGTTCGTATTCATCCCGCATTTCTAACTGCGCTTCAAACCACGCGCCAACGTCATCAAATCTGACAGTGCCGCGCCCGATGCGCTTGTTTTTGAAATGGGAATCCATACCGTGATCGTAGAAAACAGGCAGCCTGGATTCCGGCTCAATGCCAAGATCGCTTTCAGGCGTGAAGAAGTCACCGGTCAGGTCAGGCGTTTCAGGGTTGCCCCATCGCACCAGATAACCGCCAACTTTCCCCTCGCCCATAGCTTTCACAGCATCGCCGAAGTAAATCAGGTTGTCTTCCATAAATAACCTCCTTAAACCAACTAAGCCAAAACAGAATGACAGGTTTGTCACTTGTTTTGACTTCAGTACCCACTGACAGTCGGGTTTCCCAGTTGCGCTACCCAGCGCCCACCGCGTCCCTTATTCAGTTGTCTGTAAAACTAAATCCCGCGCCTTCTTAGTGCGTCAGTAAGTGCTTTTCTTGCACTATCTAAAATCCCCTTGCTGTGCAACTTTATCCAGCTTGTAAGCGTGTCCCAGCCAATCAATGCGTGCATTGTTGACCGCTTGTTATCATCCATTAGATAACCGCCATAAGGCACTTCATTGGCAATCATGCTGTTTCTTCCATAGCCTATTACTTGCCAGCCATCGCCAAACCTTCCGCTTCTATTGCTGACTCCAGGCGTGATTTCACCCTCTCTAATTTTAGCCATTACATACTTTCTCTGTTTATCGCTAAACCAGCCGCCATAAGCCCTTTTGAATGGAATGTGAACATAAGGTGGGTATTTCTTTATTTCCTTCACTACATACTTATTAACGCCGTCCACCACATCATTCTGAATGATGTGGGGAAAGTTACCAAACTCCCGCATCAATTCGTCAATGCCGGTGACTTCAAAAGCGATAAAATCGTCTGACATTATCCTTCGCTCCAGCGTATTTTATAAGGCTTCCATTTGCTTGCTCTGTCAAGACAATCAGGACAATGTTCGGCAGCACCTAATCGCCAGTAACAGTCATAACCATTTTCAAGCGGTTGTATATCCCACTCGCATTGACAATTCGTTCTGCATATTGTTGAGCCATCGCCAGGATAAGCAGGTAAGTTCATTGGCATATCGCGTGTATAACCGCGCCATAAAGATTGCGTGCTGCTATTTGCATACATGTCAAGGCGTGCCTTTATTTGTGCCTCTGACAATTGCCCTTCCCCAATCTGTTTCATAAACTTGCCAAGATAACCGTCTTCGCCGTACTGCTTTTTTAGCATCGAGCCAATCTTGCCCCAGTCAGAGCTTGTCATGTTATTGCGCCCACCTGCGCCCATTGCATAATTGTCAATGTAGGTTTGTTTCAATAATGACTTCACCTGCGATTCAAGTTTATAAATATCTATTTGACCGAGCCTGTATGATTCAGCGAGCTTGCCCATTTCGGCTTTTTGCTGTACAAGAAAATCGGCTCTCAAATTGTTCATTTGGGTTGCACCGATAAAACGACCTGTCGCAGTTTCGCGGTATCTTTTCAGCTTTTCTTCCCATATCCACAAAGGCTCACTCATTATTCACCTTCGCGTCCAGTAACCCTTTATAATCAGGCATCACCTTATCCCAATAGGCAACCGCCTCGTCAATGTCAGACTGCGTTATCTCTGTGTCGCCTGGTGTATAAACATAAGCCCTTTTGCCCCTATATGGTATTTTCTTGTGACGTTCTTTTTCATCCTCTTTTTTCAGGAATGTAATCACATCTTGAAATACAGTTAGAATCTCGTCTTTACTGGTGGCGTATGAAAGCATTTCATTCACCATGTCGCTTATCGCATCAGGGATAATATCGCTATCATATTTGAGTTTGCCTTGCAAGGCGCGCTCTTGCCATTTCAGTAATTCATTCTCAATGGCAATAATAGCGGCACGTCCCTTTAGATGTTCAAAAACATCGGGGTAAGTTTCCACCGCTGTTTTTAGAGCGTCAAGAATAAGAGATTTCACTTGCGTTTCTTTGCCCTTTCAACAAGCCACTCATGCGCGCCGTGATATTCAGCGCCTGACGTTCTGCCAGTGCCAAAATGTTTTGTGCGCAGTAAAGTTCCATCGTCACCAATCGTG